ATCGCTTTTGCCAGCCAAAAGATTTTTTTGAGCGGTTTCTATATTCTTTGCTATGTCTAATCTTTTTTCAAACTCAAATTTTTTATTTTTTTCTGATTTTAATTTAGCTAAAGTTATTTTGTCTGTTAACTCTCCTTCTTTCATTTTAAGATCTAGAGAAGGTAATTTAGTTAAAGCACCAATTAATTCTGGACTACTCCCTATATTTGAAAGAATATTTAATACATCTCCTGGTTTTCTAATTGTTCTAATGTCACCCATTTGACTTGCTAAAACAGAAAAAGGTAAAGCAGTTCTCGCAGTACCAAAAGCTTTTTCTCTTAAGGCAGCTCTTTCTTGTATTAATTTTTCTATTCCTGAAATATCTGTGCCAGATTGATAGTTTTGTCTAACATCACCACCAAGTCTAAACATTGGTCTTTTCATTAATTTGTAGTTCATATCTTATAATCCAAATAGTTTACCTAAACCAAAAGCTCCTATACCCGCTGTTAGTGCAGAACCTATTGGACTAGGTGCTGCTGCAGGTACACCGCTAGTCGTTGTTACTGTTCCTGCACCTGGTGTAAGACCAGTTATACCTTGTCCTAATCTTGCTAATCTATCTATTGCTTCAAACTGTTGTAATCTGTTTTGTTCTCTTGCTGCATCAGCTTGTGCTTGTCTAAATTGAAAGTCTTGTCCTGCTAGCCCTTGTCCTAAACCTAATGCTTGTTGTTGTAATCCAGGAACAGTTGTAGCTAAACCTAATTGTTGGTTTGCTAATCCAGATTGTAAACCAGCTAGTTGTCCTTGTTGACCAAAAGCTTGTGCAGCTAATTGATTAGCTTGTGTAAATCCAGCTTGATTTAATTGTGCTTGTAGTAAAGCTCTATCTAAATCTGATTTTCTTTGATACTCAGCTGTTTGAACTCCTGCTCTGCCAGAACCCAGGACTCCTAATTTTGCTTGTTGATCTTTAATTGCTTGTTGTCTTATTGCAGCTTGTTCATCAAAAGATGCAAGTGTAGCGTCTCTAACTGCTGTTTGATATGGAGACTCAAAAGCTTGGAAAGCTGTTGGTCCTGTTCTACCTGCTGCAGCTGTAATAAAATCTGGTACACCACCAAGTGTTGTTTGTGCTGTATCTAAAAATGGTTGAAAACCAGCTACGCCAGTTCCTGTTACACCTGTTATTTGTCCTTGATCACCAAACTGTAATGTTCCTAATCCTGCTTGTGTTGCTTGCTGTTGTTGAACTGCTTGATCTAATGCAGTCTTACCTACAATAGACGGTGCAAATCCAGTAGTGTCAAGTGGTGTTTGTACTTGATCTTGTAGTGAAGCTAAATAGGCCTTCTGTGCTTCTTCTATAATTGGGGAAGGACGTTGTATCTGTGTTACTTCTTCAGCCATTATGCTCTCCCCATAGATTCTAATTGTTTCATAGTGTTATACATTCTTTTTGCACCTTTGTTAATGCTACCACCTCCAGCTGCTCTCACAGCGTCAGCAGTAAATACGAATTCATTTTTGCTAAGTCTAGCAGGCACGTCATCGGCTTTTTCTTTTGCACCGTATGGCATGAAGCCACCACTGTACCTCATATCTGCCTCAATTGGAAGCCCTCCGAGACCACTTTCTTGTGCCGTGGGCCTTGTTCCAAGAGCAAAATTAGATCTCATTAGGCCACCTTGTTGAGCTTGTGGCTTACCCATTCCCATAAGCTCTAAAATAGCGTTTTGTTGTGCTTGAGGTAATTCATTGAATGGCATACCAAAAATATCCATTGCCATGGAATTAGCTGTAATTTCTGCTTTGTCTGGTAACACAGGGCCTATTGGTTTTGGTTTAAAAGGATTTACAGGTGTTGTTGGATCAGGTGGTAACTCATCATCTTTACCTTTACTACCTTCACGTAAATTCTTTCTCATCAAACCACCGATAGCTGCAGTTACTTGTGGTCTAAATGCAGTTGTATCAAAGTCTTGCCACATCTCAGCTGCTTCGGCTTGTAGTCTTGCTATTTCACCTGATGATAATCCATCTTCTATACCTTCTTCCTCTATTTGATTTTGTGTTTGTGATAGGGATAAACCCGATGCTACAGCTGCACCTATTTTTGTTTTAGATAATGTTATTTTACCTGTTTCTTTATCCACATTACTTAATAATTTACCTTCTGTTAATTTAAAATCACCACCAGCTCCCAGTATACCTTGTGTTGGTTCTACACCTTCAAATGTTCCCTCAAATCTTCCTTCTGTATCAAGCACGTTACCACCTTCAACTCCTTTTCTACCAAATAGAAATCTTTCTGCTTGTCCTTTTATACCTGTTGCATCTCTTAAACCAAATAAATCTCTAGCTGTTTTAAAATCAACTCCAGCTGTTCCTGCTGGATTATATCGTAAACCTGATAGACCTCCAGTCGTGCCTATGTAAGGCAGTGCCAACGTTGCAGCGGCTATAGGATTAATTCTACCAGATTGTTTGTAGGCTCCTGCAGCGTAAACAAGTGGTGCATAGGGCCCAGCTAAAGGTGCAGCAACCTGCATAATACCTGCAAGTTCTTTAGGCACTATCTTTTTGACTGCTTTACCTATTGGCTTCGTTACTTTTTTTATAAAACGTTTTAATCCCATATTATCTTCTATTTTGTTTTTCCTAGTAAATCAAGACTAGGCATAATAACCTTTATATCTCGTCTAATCTCTGCCTCTGGCACTCCTTTTGCCTTCCAGTCTTCTTCTGTTTTGTATACCTCACCTGTCTTTAGGTTAGATATGGTTGTTATTATTTTTTCTGGTTTC